AGATAGGGGAGACACTGGAAATTTTCTCAATCTTCCTTATCATAATGGCAATAATACTAATCGGTATGCTTTTAATGATGATGGGAGCGGTGCTTCACTGGATGAGTTTTTCAAGTTATATGACACTTACGCGGTGGATCAAGAAACTTTGCTCTCCACTAAAGTTAAAAGAAAAAAAGAAGTAAAAGAACTGGAAGACGGACCGCCATGCCTTGCTACATTAATGTCGCAAGGAATTCCAGAAGGTGGACGAGACAATACCCTATACCAGTATGCTGTATACGCTAAAAAGAAATGGCCTAACGAATGGCAAGCGAAGGTAGATGAATTTAATCATAAGTACATGGAGAAGCCATTAGGCTCGGCACAAGTTCAAAAAACCGTTACTCAACACGAAAGAAAAGATTACCAGTATAAATGCAAAGACCAGCCCATGTGCGCTGTATGCTCTCCAATTGTATGTCAATCACGGCAATATGGCATTGGTGATTCCTTCGAGCATAATTTTTCTGATTTAACGAAAATACAAAGTGATCAATCAGTATGGTTTTTAAATATTGATGGACAAAGGATTGTTTTAGATACAGAAGAACTGTTTGATCAAAATAAATTTAGAAAAGCATGTATGGATAAAATAAATATTGTTCCTAATCCTATGCGTCCTAATGCATGGACCACACGCCTACAACAATTACTACGGGATATTGAAGTAATAGAAGCGCCAAAAGAAATTAGAAAAGAAGGACGATTTAAATCTTTACTGGAGCAATTTCTTGATGACCAGGGAGCCGCAGAACATATCGATGAAATCAACATGGGCAAGGCATGGTTTGACGAGGGCAAAGCTTATTTTAAAACAGATGCTATTCAAACATTTCTAGAGAAAAAAAGATTCAAGGATTTTACCTCAACGCAAATACATGCAAGTATTCGTCAAATGGGCGGAGGACATGCGCGTAAAAAAGTGCAAGGTACGGCAACATTCATGTGGTATATTCCTTATACACGAAAAGAAGAAAAATCTTTCGCCGTACCGCCCCTGGAAGAGAAGACGGAGTTTTGATGAAAAGAATTCACGTCAATATGCATAAAGTACGAGCGAACAAGAAACATGGAACAAATGAGCCTGTCTTGACTATCAAGGAAGGCAGAACAAATACCTATTGCCATGAGGTGGATATCCTAGGACCATCAAAACTTGTGTACAGACCAGATAAGCCTTTAAGCTGTGGCGCAAGAGTTTGGATTGAAACAACATCCTCTGTGAGACTTCGATGAGAGAAATAATCTTCGGGCCTCCCGGCACAGGCAAAACGACGCACCTGTTGCGGATTGTTGAAAAAGAATTAAAAAATAAAGTATCTCCTAATCGCATTGGATACTTCGCCTTCACGACAAAGGCATCCGAGGAAGCGCTCAAAAGAGCCACAGACGATTTCAATTATAATGCAAAAGACTTTACCTATTTTAGAACACTGCATAGCTTCGCCTACAAGGAACTGTATCTCAAGGAAGAGGATGTCATGAATGATGATGACTATGCCTTTCTCTCCAACAAGTTGCAAATCAAGTTAAGCAATCCCAATAAAAAAATCAAGGCGTATGGAGCTGGTTTGCCCGATGATGTTTTCACGCGCATCATTGATCTCGCAAAAATTAATGGCATCACGGCACGCGCACAATTTGATCATCCCGACACCGGTCACTTGCCGGGCGGATGGCTGAAGCTGGATTACATTGAACGCGCCATGCAAGAGTACAAGTTTGGCGGCAAGTATCCAAGGCGCAAATATGATTATACCGATATGCTGATTGAATTTAATAAAAAGAATATTGATGATCTGCCGCAATTTGATGTGGTCATTATTGATGAGGCACAGGACTTGAGTTGGTTGCAATGGCAAATGGTCAAGCGCATCGCGGAGAAAACAAAGCGTCTCTATATTGCCGGTGACGACGACCAGGCCATTTTTAAATGGGCGGGTGCACGTCCCGAATTCCTGATCAACATGAAAGGAACAAGAGAAGTTCTCAGTGAGTCCTTTCGTCTCCCTTTCTTGATTCACAAGAAAGCAAACAATCTAATACGCCGTGTCAAGACGCGCGTGGACAAGGAATGGTCGGCACGGGACGCACAAGGGGAAATTAATTATTATCCAAGCGAACAGTTGAGTAAACTCATGCAAGGGGAGTGGCTGATTCTGGCGCGCAATAAATACAATCTCGATCTATTGGAAGAGGGACTAAAGCTGGAAGGATACTACTATCAGCGCAATGGCTCCACATCCGTGGACGACAAAGCCATTCGTGCCATTAGGGCATGGGAAAAAATTAGGAAGGGCGGCGAGCTGTCCTTGAAGGAAGTCAAGGATTTTTACTATTATATGCTTGTGGATAGATCTGTGAATCGCGGGCACAAGACCATGCAGAAGGCTGACAGGGAAAAACTCTATAATTATGACACACTGACCAAGGAACACGGATTAAATGTCAGCAATAACTTTCCATGGTTTGAAGCATTCGACAGCATGCCACGACTCAAGTCCACTTACATTCGAGCCGTGCTTCGTCGCGGTCAGAAAATTACTCATGATCCTCGCATTAAACTGTCAACCATTCACGGAGCCAAAGGTGGCGAGGCAGATCATGTTATGCTATTGACAGACTTGTCCAAGAAAACGGATGAGGCATACTGGCTGAACAAGGATGAAGAACGAAGAGTATTTTATGTTGGTATGACACGGGCAAAGCAAAGTTTAAATGTCATTCGATCAAAATCGAATAGAGAATTCACGGAGGTTTTTTAATGGTTAAAGGTTTAAAAAGAAATTTAAAATATAAAGATAAACGGGAAGATGGATACATATTTATACGATTTAGAAAAGAAATAAACAAAGACGGATTTCATAGGGAAGAATGGCAACATCCTTATCATAGATCAAATACTTATAGAGCAAAGTATGATTTAAAATATAAAGAATCAGAAAAAGGGTTTTTTAATATTTTATGGCAATCAATAAAAAAATCAAGCAAAAAAAGAGAAGCTATCAATTTTATTAAAAACAGAGATCATCTTTTAGAATTATGGAACAACCATAAAAAAGAATATGGTCCTCATTGCAGATACACTGGAATCGAACTTACCACTGAACGATCAATGGGAAAAGGTTGGAAACCAAGCAGACCTACCAATCTATCCATTGATCGAATAGACCCTAGACTTCCTTATGAAGAAGGAAATATTGTCTTTTGTTCATGGGAATTTAATAATAGAAAAAGTGGTGTCACACTTGATGACTGTAGACGAATACTAGAAGTGTATAAAGAAAATGAATAAACTAGTGCGAATAAAATTAACCGAGGAAGAAAAAGCATTGTTAAAAAAACTTAAGGATTCCATTACTCCCGAAACTATTGAAGAATGGGGAAGAAATGAAATGCGATCACACATTAAGGATGACTATGCTCCTCATCCCGAGGCTAAAGGATATACAGATAAAAAATGAAGAGTAGAGAATATTTAGAAAAAACAATTGAAATCATTAGTGGTGACCGCCATATGGATTATGGTGATAAGACAATAAATCATCAAAACATTGCTGGCCTATGGAGTACTTTTTTAGGACACAAAGTTACAGCGCAACAAGCGGCCATTTGTATGCTGCTTGTCAAAGTGGCACGATTAAAACATAAACGAACAGAAGATTGTTATATTGATATGGCAGGATACGCCGCTATTGCCGGAGAAATACAGGATACAGTTGGATGGAAAGAGGACGAAGATGAGGGAACAAGAAGAGGAAGAGAAACATCGGAGTACGTTAAAAAATTTAATGAGAAAAAAAATGTTTAAGCATAATAAAACATATTTAAAAAATTATGGATGGCCAGAGGAACGATTACTGTCTCCTTCACGCATTCTTGACCGGACAAGCGATAAATCTTTTCTAGAGAAATGGCGAAAGAAAATTGGAGACGAAGAGGCAGATCGCATTGTTGCTCATTCCATTGCTGTTGGTAAAAGTATGCATAAATATCTGGAAGGGAAAATAAAAAACGAAAAAGGGGATATATTATATAACTTCAATCCCAATAAAAAACTGGCAACGAAACTTGCCAAACTTATTATTACAAAAGGATTGAAGGATAAATTGCAAGAGGTATGGGGCGTAGAAGCCCGTGTGCATTTTGGAAATTACTACAGGGGCATCGCCGATCTAATCGGCGTCTATGAGGATGAACCATGCATTGTTGATTTCAAGCAAAAAAGAAAGCCTCAACTGGAAAGCTACGATTCCATCAAGAATTATTTCACGCAGATGGCGGCCTACGGCATGGCGCACAACCGGATGTGCAAGACAAAAATTAGAAAAGGTGTTGTGTTGATTGCAACGCATGACTACAAGTTTCAAAAGTTT